TGGTTATGTAAAGCGATTGAGACCCTTGTTCAAGGGCTAATAGACTCTTATCAGAGATTTTAAAACTATTCCTGTCTTTAATATAAGAAAGGACTTTGTCCGTCTTTGCTATGAAGTGCTTTGGGAACTTGTGCGCGTATTTGCGTTCTATGTGTTCTGAAGTGCTTGCTACCTTTTCTGCTACTGAGCGAGGCGACGATCGAGTTAATATTGTTCTGACATCCCTTCTTTCTTGGAGTATCCACCAACCGAGTGCTGTTCCGAGTAGTGCTTGTGTTACCTCCTTGAAAGTGTGTGACCCCGACGGATCAAATGTACATTGTTTGGTCTGGTCCTGTATAACGTCCGCTATATATGCTGCAGAAGTTGGGAGGTGAGCAATGGTCCATGGTTTCAATAGTGTAGATAAGATTTCAATCTCTTTGACAGCGTTGTTACGTGTTAATAATACAGTTGCTATAAGGGCAGTTGTATCAGAGAAGTTCTTTCTCTTTCGATACAACCCTACGCATCCAAGTTCACGAGGACCGTAGAGAGGAACACCCGCCTTTACAAATTCGTAAAGTGTTCTGTATTCCTTTTGCATAAATCTGTTATTAAAACGTTTCAGCTGCCAAGGAGCTAAGTCTTTACCTGCATCTATGTGAAGGTCCAACTTTGTCAACCAATCATCCTTTGTTTTTGTTGCTTTGGAAAGCTTTATCTTTGTCAGTAAACCTCTGTTTATGTTGTATAGGTATCCGCAGAACGCGAAACCTGTTCGAGAGATGTGAGTCTTCTTGTGGTTCACACGGAAGCCCACTGCATCGAGGCGTGCAATGTATTTCTCCCATCCACGATTTGTCGTCGGGAGGGCTGCATCATCCCCATACAATACTGACCCTTTGCGATGTTCTTTTGGAAGTGCTTTAACGCACCAAGCATGAAGAATGCACATCAATGCAAAGGATAGAGGTGATCCTAGGAGCGAACCCCTTGAAGAAGTTCCTCTAGGCTTAAGATTTCCTGCTTTGTCCCTAGTAAATAACAAAGTTTGAGCGATTGACCGTTGAGCTGCCTTCTTTTGGAGCAGTGGCCATTTAAGCTCTTCCCCTAAGACCTCAAGTATGGCGGTCAGGGCATCCTTATTCATCAGATCAGAAGCTTGGCTTAGATCTGTTGAATAAAGGTTGATGTCAACACCTTTAACTCGTGAAACTCTTCGTAAGATGTCTTTAATATCTCCATTAAATGCTG